CATCAGGCTCTGGTGCAATCGCACAATATAACCCTGTGCCATATGATTTCGATTTTAATTTATATCTATACGTTCGCAACATTGAAGATGCACATCAAATTGTAGAAAATATTATACCATTTTTTACACCAGATTATACAGTGAAAATTAATTTGGTACCTGAAATGGGTATAGTTAAAGAAATACCTATCATATTAAACAAAGCAGACCATGAAATTGTATATGAAGGTCCAAGAGAACAAGAAACCAGAATGGTTATTTGGACTTTTAATTTTACTGTTAAAGGTTTCATATTTGGAAAACAATCAAGTGTTGGATTAGTTAAAACATCCATTACAAGCATTTTAAATCAAATAACACCAGACCAAGTTGTGCAATTTACAATGGATCCAGAAAGTGGTTTGGGTACATATCAAATAGGTGAAATTGTTTATCAAGGTTATTCCGCTGGCACATCAACCGCAAGAGCAAAGGTTGTATTGTTCGATAACAATATATTACATTTAACAGAAATTGACGGCAATTTTGTTTCATCACAACCCATATACGGCATTAATACAAGAGCAAATTATACGTTTAGTTCTTATAACATTACACCTAAGAAATTTGTGGAGATTGAGATTTCTGTCGATCCAATTAACGCAAATGTAACTGACCCATGGGTTGCTAACACAACAATAACAGAGTTTCCCGTTTAAGGTATAAAATGACAACAATTACAGGTGGTCTAAGAGTAACTGGTGGTTTAAGATTTAAAACACCTAGAGAACCTATTCCAATAACTCTCGGTTTAAATGATAGAGTGTGGTGTACTGGTACAAATATTGGTGCATCTCCATATGGTCCAGCTTCACCAAATAATACAGGTTATTCTTTTAGTGGAGGTAGTGTCGCCAAGGTATTTTTTGATAAACAATCACCCAGTTATTCTCAATGGTTATCAGCAAACGGGGCCGCCGATGGAATATACTACGTTGAATTTGCTGCAGGTAGTGTTTCAAATAATGCATATATTAAGTTGGAAAATAGTGGTCCAACGGATTATACCATGTATGTTTGTGACCAATACGGAAATCCACTTGGTGGCATCTATCTTTTACCTTACACAATTTACATACCATAATATTAAAAAATATGAATACGTTTGATAAGAACATGGAAAAAATCTTTGATGTGACCCCAGTGGAAACAGAAAAGAAAGAAAAGTTACCGGTTGTTAAATCGGAAACTGATGAATTGGATTTGAAGAATGACCTTGCAGATGCATATCAACAAACAAAGGATAATCTGCAAGAGTTAATTGATAATGGCAAAGATGCCATGGAAGAACTGATTCAAATTGCCAGAAACGGCCAACATCCACGTGCATTTGAGGTGTATGCAACTCTATTAAAGAATGTTGTAGACGCAAACAAAGAATTATTATCTGTACAAAAACAGATGCGTACCATGGATGGCAAACAACAAACATCAGAAACAAAGATTGATAAGGCCATCTTTGTTGGTTCAACCGCAGAGTTGAATAAACTTATCAAAGGTAAAGAATGATTGATGATGATGATTTTGATTATGGTAGTTTAGATGCCAAAGATTCATATCGAGATAATCCTTTACTAAAAAAGGCTGGTGTCAAGGTCGAATATACTCAGGAACAGGTAGATGAGTATATTAAATGTTCAAAAGATCCAGTTTACTTCGCTGAGAACTACATCAAAATCGTTAACGTTGACCAAGGCTTGATGAAGTTCAAGATGTGGTCATTTCAGAAAGAAATGATTAAGACTTATCATCAAAATCGTTTCTCTATCACAAAGTGTCCTCGCCAGGTTGGTAAGACCACCACCTCCGTGGCATATCTTCTTTGGTTAACACTCTTTACAGATACACAAAACGTTGCGGTCCTGGCGAACAAGGGTTCGTTGGCACGTGATATTCTTTCCAAATACCAACTGGCATACGAAAACTTACCTATGTGGTTACAACAAGGTGTTGTGGTATGGAACAAAGGTAACGTTGAATTGGAAAATGGTTCTAAGATTATTGCGGCATCTACATCTAGTTCTGCAATTCGTGGTGGATCGTTTAATTGTGTATTCTTGGATGAATTTGCGTTCGTTCCCAATAATATTGCTGAAGAATTCTTCAACTCTGTTTACCCCGTAATCTCATCTGGTAAGACTTCCAAGATTATTATTGTGTCTACACCTAACGGTATGAACCTGTTTTACAAGTTGTGGATGGATGCAATCAACAAGAAAAACAACTATAAGACCTTTGAGATTCATTGGTCTATGGTACCTGGTCGTGATGAGGCCTGGAAAGAAGAAACTATCCGTAACACAAGTGAACGCCAGTTCCGTCAGGAATTTGAAACAGAGTTCTTGGGTTCTTCTAACACATTGATTTCTGGTTATAAGTTACAGACTATTGCATATCGTGACCCAACGCATGTACATGATATGATGAAAATTTATGAAATGCCAGTCAAAGAAGAAGAGGGTGCAAAGTCGGATCATCTATATTGCATCTGTGTTGACGTTTCTGAAGGTAAAAACTTAGACAGTTCTGCATTCCAAGTTATTGACATTTCACAGACACCATACAAACAGGTGGCAACATACGCAAGTTCTTCTATAACACCCATTTTATTCCCCACCGTCATATATAACGCAGCTAGATACTACAATAATGCGTATGTTTTGGTAGAAATTAATAACAATCCACAGGTTGCAGACTCACTACACCAAGATTTTGAATATGAAAATTTATGGAAAGTGTTTACGGGCAACAAAAAACCACAACAACTGTCTGCCGGGTTTGCAAGAGGCATTCAGATGGGGTTAAAAATGTCACCACAGGTTAAGGCAATTGGTTGCTCTAACTTAAAAACACTGATTGAAGGTGACAAATTAATTATTAATGATTTTGACACCTACTCAGAACTTACCACTTTTGAACAACAAAAAAATTCCTTTGCTGCGGCCTTAGGTGCCAACGATGACTTGGTAATGTCACTGGTTATTTTTGCGTGGGCAACAACACAACAATACTTCAAAGAAATTGTAAATCACGACATTCGTAAACAAATTCAACTAGAAAGTATGAACCAGATAGACGATGATGTTCTTCCTGCACCTATTATTGATGATGGACTAGAACATGACTTTGAAATTATGGGTGGAGATTTGTGGGAAGTCTCAAATGGTGGAGAAGTATATTCTGGTTTTATTAAAAAAATGATGGACAGGTTGTAAATCCAGCCTTTCATAAATATTCTTATGGTATTCTAACTGCCAAAAGAACACATAATATTCAAGGAGAATCAAATGGCATATCAAATCTCTCCAGGCGTTAACGTAACTGAAGTTGACTTAACAACTGTTGTACCTTCAGTTCTGACAACCGCTGGTGCATTTGCTGGAACATTTCAATGGGGTCCAGTAAATAAAGTAAAATTAATTGACAACGAAATCACGCTTGTAAAAACTTTTGGTGAACCAGATTCTGATTCAGCAATATCTTTCTTTACTGCGGCCAACTTTTTGGCATATGGCAACAATTTAAGTGTTGTTCGTGCAGTTGGTGATGGTGCGCTAAACTCCACAGCAGGTGATACAATAACAGTTGACAACGAAGAAATTTTTGAAGCAACATATTTGAATTCAGACAACAACGATGACTATGGTGCATTCATCTCAAGATATCCAGGTGTACTAGGAAATTCATTAGAAGTTCAAGTTTGTGCAAACACTTCAAACTACAGTGCTTGGTCATACAAATCTTATTTTACATCAGCACCAGGAACATCAGATTATGTTGATTTAGTTGGTGGTTCTAATGATGAGATGCACATTATTGTTATTGACCGTGGTGGTTTAATTACTGGTACAGCAGGTACAGTATTGGAAACATATCCATTTGTTTCTGCTGCATCTGATGCAACAATTAATGGTGCAACTAATTACTACAAACAAGTAATTTTTAATAATTCAAAATATGTTTATGCTATTGATCCGGTTGCATATGCCACAACGAATTCAACATGGGGTACGCCAGCAGCCGATACAGCATATGCAAACCCAGCAGCTATTCAAACAGTATCTTTGACTGGTGGTGCTTCTGACGTACCAACTACAGGAGATATTGAAGCTGCATACGATTTATTTGCAAATAAAGAAACTATTGATATTTCATTGGTTCTAACTGGTGGTCACGCTGTTGCGGTTCAACAATATGTGATTGATAATATTGCAAACCAACGTATGGATTGTGTCGCATTTGTTTCTCCAAGACAATCAGATGTTGTTAATCAAGCCGGAAATGAATCAGGAAACATTACTAACTGGTTATCAAGCCTATCTCGTTCATCTTCATATGTTGTCGCAGATTCTGGTTGGAAATATCAATTTGACAAATACAACAACGTATATCGTTGGATTCCATTAAACGGTGACGTTGCTGGACTTTGTGTTTATACAGATTCTATTCGTGACCCATGGTTCTCACCAGCCGGTTTAAACCGTGGTGCAATTAAAAACTGCATTAAGTTATCATGGAATCCAAGCAAAACATATCGTGACACACTATATTCAGCCGGTGTGAACCCAGTGGTATCATTTCCAGGTCAAGGCACAGTTCTGTTTGGTGACAAGACATTGCAATCAAAACCATCCGCATTTGACCGAATCAACGTTCGTAGACTATTCATCACACTGGAAAAAGCCATTTCTACAGCTGCACAATACTCTCTATTTGAACTAAACGATGAATTTACACGTGCTCAGTTTGTTGCTTTGATTACTCCATTCTTGCGTGACGTTCAAGGTCGCCGTGGTATTACAGACTTTAAAATTGTTTGCGATAAAACCAATAACACACAACAAGTTATTGATAGCAATCAATTTGTTGGTGATATCTACATTAAACCTGCTCGTTCAATCAACTACATTCAGTTGAACTTTGTTGCTGTTGCAACTGGTGTTGACTTCATAACAGTCGTTGGCGCAGCTTAATAAATAAAACGATAACAGGAGAAAACAATGGCATTCAATGTAGCAGAATTTAGAGCGAATATGATTGGGGACGGCGCCCGTCCTAATCTATTCTCCGTTTCTCTAGTGTTTCCAACAATCGTACCGAACGGTAGTGCAGCTGGTCAAAAGGTAACTTTCATGGCAAAAGCAGCACAACTACCTGGTTCTACAGTTGGTCAAGTACCAGTCTATTATTTTGGTCGTGAACTGAAGTTTGCTGGTAACAGAACCTTCCCAGATTGGACATTAACCATCATCAACGATGAGGATTTCTTAATTAGAAATTCTATGGAAAACTGGTTAAACGCAATTAACAGCCATGCAGGTAACGTTCGTAACGCAAACGCTGATACTCCAAACGGGTATACAGTTGATGCAACCGTTACACAGTATGGTAAAGCTGGACAAGAATTGAAGAAATACAAATTTGTTGGTATGTTCCCACAAGACGTAGCACCAATCGACCTAGATTGGGGTTCAAATGACGCTATTGAAGAATATGCAGTAACATTTGCATATCAATGGTGGGAATCTGATACAACTTCTTGATAATATAGGGGGCTTCGGCCCCCATTATGTGTTAGTGATTTCGTAATTAATAAAGAAAATATGGCAAATTTAAATAAATTCTCTCTTTTCGGTTTTACAATTTCCCGTGAGAAGGAAGAACAGGAAAAAGCTGTTCAACAATCCTTTGCGCCTCC